CTAGTGCTATTATAAACCTCGCATTTTGCGCCTTGAGGCTGAGTGTAAACGGCTATTTCTTGAGTAGAGCCATCAATCATTGACGCGCAGCCGGTCAATAAAAGTAGCGGTATAAGCTTTTTCATAACACCCCTAATAGCAAACAGTTTTAAGTTGTCCGAATTGTTCTTCGGTTCGACATTCTAATTTCGGTTGGAAGTTCGGTGTATTTGTATAAGCAGTTACTAGCGGCAATTGAGAGCCTCTACCAGCTAAAGCCGCCTGTATAACCATGTTTTCGTAATGCATGTAACATTGTCGATATTCAGCCGTCCCGTAGGGTACGCCATGATTAATACATTCCTGATGAATGGCCTGCCGGATTTCTTGAGGATTTGGCTGCTTCAACCGCGAGGTCATGCGCTCTAATGCCGCATCAACTGGTGCGCAACTGCATAATAGCAGTAAGACTATCGTCTTTTTCATAGGGGCTCCCCAATGCTCGAATTGATAAATAGGAGCAATCAGGGATAATTACAAGAACTTACGGATTACACAGCTTCTCTATGGTCGCAAGCACCTGTTGCTGGCCTACAGAGAGGATCTCAGATTCCCAAGGCGTTAAGCTGCCCTTGCCCACCGGCAAATCCTGCAAGCGCCTCGGCTGGAATGTCTTGTGGAGCCTCGCCAGTATCCATTTGGTCGTTCGGTCCTGCTGCCAATGAAGAAGGCTGGCCCGGTCCGGGGAGGAGTCCTTTGTCGATTGCATATTGATAGGCCTCGTGCTTTTGTTTATGGGCTATAACTTGTGCTTGCTGTTCGGGCATTAGAGATTTGCCCTTCTCGCCTACGAACTGCTCTAATTGCGTCAGATGCGTTATGTGATCCTGATCTGGGAATACGTCAAACGGCGGAGCAGAGCCCGGCGGCATGAGGAAGTTCATGTTTTCTTCCATCTGATCGTCAATTCTCTGCGGCTCAACCGGAGGCACTAACTCATCGATGTTTTCAACGTCCAGCGCTTCTAATTGGCGGCGGGTAATCGCATCCATAACCTGCGGACGCTGCGTAGACATGGGGTTTTGCATGACAACCTGTGCCACAGCCTGTGATCTGGCTACTTTCTGGCCTTGTGTTGAGAATTTTGGGTCAAAAATAGGCTGGATTAGCATGTCATCGGCATAATCAGCGCGGGTAATCATCTCCGGCGCGTCGTTGATCATGTAATAATCGACAAACGGCAGGTATTTCTGGTTGATGCGGTAGATTTTCTGTAATTCGTCGCCTATCGCATCCGCAATGCGCATCTGAACCGATGAGAAATTCTCCAGCGATTGCTCTATCTGACTTAGAAGCGCCGTCGGCTGGACAACTTTGTCCATTGTTCCGGTAGTGGCTTCGTTGGTAGAAGCCATTCGGCCTGCACGAGTATCTAGGAACTCCATCAGCGTGGGGAGCACTTCGCTTGGCCCCTTGAAATCCATGGTCATGACGGCGTTTTTCAAATCCCCTACAGTATCGGGAATCTTACGGAACTTGCCGAATGTGAGCTCTATTTCATCGCCTTCCAACCCTAATCTATCGGAGATAAAGCCTGAGTTATTGCCATGCGTGGCAAGCGTTGCCGAATCCATGGTCTGACGGAGCATGATATTAATAGCGCTATTCAGGTCGCCAATGTCCTGTCCTAGCCCGAAACCATAAAACCCGTCAGGATTCTCACGGTATTTGTAATGCGTGAAATACTGGATCTGCTCGAAGTCTTTTAATGGGTTTCCGAGTTTATCGGCTTCCCAGTTGATCGTGAGGCGCTTTACTTTCTTATTCGCCAGGTCGAAGGTAACGATATACGGACGATAGCCCTCACCGTCGATATCCAAATACAAATGCTGCTCAACCAGAATAGCCGGGCGGTCACGCTTTAGCGAGTACGCCGGTTCATTCGTGTTTGTGGCTTCATCCACCTTAACGTTATAAAGGCTTTTGCCTTCCTGCTGGCAGGAGATAGCCGGAGAAGTTAGAAAACCTCGCCTCGCCGCTTCGTCGGTCTCGCCTACAGTCGTATAGATGATATGTGACTTGCGCCTTACATCCTCAATACGAATAGGCCCGACATTGTAATTCACAATCAGGTCAGTTGGCCGGACGTTATCGACTTTGAATCTGCGAAGCCGGTCAGAGAAATATGTCTTGGTAAAAAACGAGCCTTGTAAAGCAACCCCAAGGAATAAAGCATCCTTATCGGACTTATAATTTCGGTCCTGAAAGCCAAGCTGATAGGACATGTGATGCGCTACACGCTCGGCTCGTTTCTCAAGCTCCTCACGGTTCTGCACCACCTTTTTCATGGGAATGGCAGATACGAACGTATCCTGCGGGAAGAATGCTTTATAGGTACGGGATTGAAACTGATTACAGGATTCCGTCAGGATAGGAACGGATTCAGTCGCACCCCAATCTCTTTCCTGATCGTTGGTTTCTGCGGCGTCACGCTGTAAATAGAGAGACAGCCAATAAGCGCGTAATTCCTGCCAGCCAGAGGTAGAATCAACATCGTCAGTAAATCCCTTATGGCATTCCTGACCGATTTCTTCTAACAGCCCCTCGTCTAAATCCTTGGCAAGATTATAGGTCTCAGAAGCGTTCTTAACCCGGCCGGTGAGCTCGGATTGCGCTATGCCCTCAACGAGCTGTTGATCCTCGTCAGTGGGCGGAGGATTTTCGAGAACGGCGGCAGATAGCTGGTTAATGATTTCTTCTTGGTCCATAACAGCTTTTGATATGTGGTTTGCTTGATTTTAGCTTTTAATTCCCGCTCCCTCAACTCACCCGTCTCCTTTGCCTTTAATATGAAAGGTATAGCTCCGTTGCCAAACGCCTTAAGGGTAAATTTCCGCTCTTTGATGATGTCGTTTATTTCCTGAAACTGAGCTATCAGCTGCGGCTCGGTGTAGAACATACGTTTCTGGCTGAATAGCGGATGCTGGAAGCCTAAAGACATCTCAAGATACTTCGGCTGGCCCATATCGTCTTTCGCGCCTAAATCGGGTCTTTCAGGGAAACAGAGATCATAGCCATACAAGCGGAAGTTCGAGAATCCGAGATGATTGAGAGTGTAAAGCCCCCGCGTAGCCGTGGCACTACCTCCTGAAACAATAGCGCCCATTTGCTTTTCAATCAGCGGCCCCTCTTCGGCTCCGACTGTCGCATGGTATCCCCATACGTTACATCCAGCTTCCAAGAGGCGCTTGGTAACTTCCGGGTTTACCTGTGACGCTACGAACCAGATCACATCCTTGTCCGGAGTTTTTACGAACTCAGCTACATGCGGCCGTGGGTCCAAGAGAATACAGGCCCATGGGGTGATACCGGCTTTCTTGAGTGGCTCCAATGCATGTTTGACTGCCACGATCTTGCGACCGGCTTTCACCTCTTCCCGCACATCTTCTGCAATAAGCATAGGTCCCGCCGATACGACCACGATTTCTTCATTCGTCGCCTCGCATGGCTGAATCCATTTGGTAATCATCATCTGGTTGATTCTGATATTATCCCGGATGCTTTCATTCGGAATGGCGTTACGGGTTTGAATCTCGATATTGCTTTGCATGTTTTTCTGTTTCTGTGGTTTTGTCAGATCTGATTTTGCGGCCGGCCCTTTATAATGGATGGACCATTTACCCATGGGAGATTGCGGCCAGATATCACGGCCTGTAGCGGCTTCTGTGAGGTTGGTCCATTTCCCGGATTGATTATCCTTGCCAAAAAACTTTCTGGTCTCGTCAAATACCCATGAGTCGTGATGCTGAGGCTCTTTTAGCACCCCGTCATAAAGATAGAATTTAACAGCTTCATTTATTGCAATAACGCCGCTGCTCTCCAGATCAAAGGCCAGCCAGCCACATTCGGAATGGTCCCAATCTTTCCGGCCAAGGTAAGAAACGGCATCGCCTTCTTTTGGTAGACACGCCTTAACGTCATCCAATGATACTGGCTTTGTCGTATGCACATCGGCATCCAGCCAGATAAGATAGCGAGGCGCGGGAGCCTTGTTTGGTACATCAGCTTTCTTATGCTCTGTAATCGCATCCAACGCCCTTTTAATGGCGAATACCTTATGGCAGAACCTTACCGGCTGCTTACGGTAGTTTAACGGATCGTCCTTACCCTTATTCCGCTCAACGAAAGCTTTGTGGTCCTTATCCCATCCGATGGAAATTGCATCATCAGCGCGTAGTAGCTTTTGCACCTGATCTAGCAGTAAGTCGTCGTCCAATTGGACTAGTAACGGGATTTCCTTCGGCCAGTAGTTCACGAAGGATTCCACCATGCCTCTGGAATAGACCTCCCATGAATTTGATGGGAATGTGGTCACTACTGCTATACCGCTCATTGTGTAATCTCCATTATCCCGTAACCAAAAGTTTCTGAGTTGATCATCTTATATGCCCTGCAATCCGGTCTTTGCTTGCAATACCAGTCGAAAGCCCTCCCGACTTCCGGCAGGCATACATCGTGGAAGAATATGTATTTGGTGGCCAGAGAGCCGTAGGCTATGGCATCGGCTATTACATCTTCGTAAGCGTGGCCGGCGTCGATTAGAACAACGTCATAGCCAAGTACGCCCTCTTCGCATTCCGCTATATCTATAAACAGAGAGGGGTCATGGCTGTTTCCATATTTTTCGCGTATCCATCGCGGCCGCAAATCACTTCTTATCCACTCAAGTATTTCTTGCCGAGCTTTTTTTGTATGCTCTTCGCCATAATCAATAATGCCGATAGCGGCTCTCGGTTGTTTAAGCGCGTGACTCAGCACATATAGCGAATTGCCCTCTGCCGTACCAACTTCCAAATAGGATCGGCAACCCTGCATGAGATTGAAGACATGCTCAAGCTCATGATACTCCTGCACGACAGGGAATCCGGAGGAGCGCTTTACGACTTCACGCCATAATTTATCGAATGATTTGCTCATAAACTATTTCATAATCTTACTATGTCGGATTCATCGCAGATGGGGCCGTATTGGATTTCCAGCACAGTGGTATTCTTTGCCGCGTAATATTTGTGTTCCACGTACTTTCCGACAGATTTGTAATCACCGGCTCCAATCCGCTCGCGCTCAGTATTCCTGCGAAAAGCGCCTTCACCCTTCAGAAAAAGCCAAAGCTCGTGTCTATGTTTGTGGTACTGTAAAGAGCAAGACTGACCCGCCATGAATTTAAGAATTTTCACCTTAAAGTGTTTCCGGTCGAACAGGGTAAAGTACCAGCCCCATGATCTGCGTTTAAAGCGCATTTGCCGCCCTCTTTACAATTTCACTACTGCTATCCAATTTCTCACCACCAATACCAAACAGCGGCCGTATCTTTAAATCCGCGCATAATGCTAATTCAGGCGTGTTGAACTGCCCCCTATCCCCGCCATTGGCAAAGAAATCAGGCTTAAGCTTGGCGAGCGTCTTACACACCGTTTCATCATCATCCTCAGCCGGAATGACATCCAAGACATTCTTCATTGCCGCTAGGATACGTGCGCGGTTTTCATAGGGCATGAATACCAGGCGCTTCTTGCGTTTCAGCCATGCGTCGGAGTTAAGGATAACAATAATATCGCCATACTTAGCCGCGCCTTCGATGAGGTTAACATGGCCAATATGGATAGGGTCGAAGCCGCCGGAGATTGCTACTATCACATCAACTTCTCCGTCCAAGTCTTTGGCGTCCGTTCGGTCTGTATCTCAATTGGAAAATCATAAATGAATGGCGAAGGCTCGATAGCATCCACCATTTCTTTCAGGCATTCATGAATGGTTTGCTGCGGCTTGTAATCCAATAGCGTCCTGACCTTATGGCTGGAGCAGTAAGCATCCCGCACCTCATTAGGTCTGCCATCCATATGTACCGGCGCATCTAAACAGCCAGTATAAAGGCAGACCGTTTCCGCTAATTCCCGTATAGTGATTTCACCTTTATCCGGCCCGATATTCACTACATGCCCGTCAGCCTCGCCGTTGATCATCTTTAACAGGGATGGAATGCAGTCTTTGACCGGCGAAAAGCAGCGTGTCTGCTCACCATCGCCGTAAACTATCGGGGGCTTCCCCTGTTTACAGCGATTGATCATAATGCTGGCCACGTTTCTATAAGGATCGCAAGAGCGCTGACGTATGCCAATAATGTTGTGGGGAACAGCAATCGCATAATTCACTCCATGGGTTTCGCATAGAATCTTTAACGTCTGCTCGGCCGCTACCTTTGCTACGCCGTATGGATCTACCGGCTTAGGCTTCATTTCCTCAACGAATGGCGGTTCTTGATCTCCATAACGAGACATGGACGACATGTAGACGATACGCTTCACACCCGATGCTATGGCCGCTGAGAATGTCGCTACCGATGCTTCATAGATATTCCGGGTAATGAATGACGGGCTGAA